ATATGATACCACTCATCCATTTACAATTGAAGTAGCAAATAATAATTCCACAGCTTCGGAATTTATGGGGGTTTATGCTGACGGCGGTGGGATTGCTAATAGAGTTGTTTTTCCAACCGGTAATGTTGGTATAGGTACAACCAGTCCATCTCAACTATTGGAGTTATATGGTACTAGCACGGCAATGCGTATAATATCTACTAGTGGTGATGCTTACATTAGATTAACAGACAACGGCGTAAGAAACTGGGATTTGAAAGTTGTTGATGTAAATGATTACTTTGAAGTGGGCGGTACATCCGCAACTTCATTGGTTGTAACAGGAGCAGGTAATGTAGGTATAGGTACAACAAATCCTGCTTATAAACTAGATGTTAGAGGAAATGTTCTAATAGGAGATAATACTACAAACACTGTGCGAATTGGCAGTTATGCATCCGAATCATTTATTTTTTCAACAAGCGCTATTCCTCTTACTTTTTATGTTAATGGGTCTGAAAAAATGCGTATTGCTAGCGATGGTAATGTTGGTATAGGTACAACAAGTCCAATAGCTAAACTTCATGTATCTTATGGTAATGATTCTCAGTCTGTAAAAATGATTGGTGGAAGCGGAAGTACAAATGGTAATTTTATATATTCTTTAGCAACGGACTACTCAGATACATTTGGATTAAATGTCTTCGCAACTGCCCACACTAACGCAGCGAGAACAAATAATTTAGTCAGAATACATTCTAATGAAACGTCAAATGGAAGTTTACCTCTTAGAGTAACAACGCAGGGAACTATAGCGTCACCAACTTATGAAGCTTTATCTGTTAATTATTTAGGTAATGTTGGTATAGGTACAACCGCTCCTGCTGCTAAGTTACATGTTGCGGGATTAGTAACGTTAGATAGTACGATTGTTTATAGTAAAGTAAATAGTATAACTACAAATAATCCTATAAGAATAATCGTTCCATTTACAAAAATTAATACTGGTGCTGATTTTATAGTGAAGGTAAAAGCCATAGCCATGGCAAACAATAGTTCTGGTGTAAATTATTTAGATTATGTTGGTTACTCTGGATATACTTTCAATTTTAATGCAAATTTAACCACTATAGAAAAACTTGGAAATGTGGTGGTGAATAGTTATGTATCCGCATCTAGTGGTACCGCAGGAAACCTTTATATCGAATTAAATGGTGATGATGGTTATTTACAAGATAGTAATTGGACTATACAAACTGATATATTAGGTAATAGTATGTATTCTACTTTTGATAGTGGATCAATTACTACAATTGCTACAAGCATTTCAGAAGATAGTTTAGAAACCAGTTTCAATAAATATTTTGGTGGTAATGTTGGTATAGGCACAACTTCATTTGTTTATTCAAATGCAGCCCGTGGTGATATTGAAGTGTATGGTAGTACAGATGCATTGATATCATTAAGAAATGCTACAGCAAATTCATATCTACAAAAAAGTGGAAATGATTTTTACTTTAATAATGGTGGTGCTGGATTCATTTCAGTAACTACAAATGCTAGTGAAAGAATGCGTATTACCAGTGATGGTAATGTTGGTATAGGAACAAGTAGTCCCACAACTAAATTAAATGTTTACGATTCATCTCCAACAATTCGTTTACAAGATAGTAACACTAATGTTAATGCTGGCGTTTATGGAACAATTGATTGGTTATCTTCAGACAGTTCAATGCCGGGAGGTCTTGCTGCAAAAATTGATGTAATAGATGATAGTAGTTTCGGCGGTGACAGAGGTGCGTTAAGATTTTTTACGAATAACGCTACATCACTTGGCGAAAGAATGCGTATTAGTAGCAATGGTAATGTTGGTATAGGTACAACAAGTCCTGCTAGTAAATTGCATATAAGTGGATCTGGACAAACAATAATGCGTCTTGATGGAAGTACCACAACCAGCGTATCTCAATTTCAGATAAAAGCTGCATCTGATGCGGTGTTAATTATGGGTATGTTCGGTGGTTCTGCTACGGGTAACAACTATGGAGTTACTGCTGCTGGTCAAGCATATATTGGAACTACTACTCTTGGTTCACCTCATCCAACTTCTTTAGTAATTGGAACCGCATCTCCTATACCAACCATATTCAGTATAAATAATACTGAGAAAATGCGTATAACTAGTACAGGAGATTTATTAATAGGCACTACAACTTCTCCTAGCAACGCAGGTATATCTCTTGGTGCTACTGGAACTGTTAGACAGCTTCTTGGTGGTATGGAAAACACAAGTTGGCGTATACGTGAACGAGATCAAATAGATGCGCTTGCAATTACTACAAATATAAATGATGCTGGTACTCAAGATTCCTCAGCAAGATCATCGTGGAAGTTAAGAATGGGTTGGGGTAATGGACAAGATAATTTTGTAATTGCTAGATCACCTGTTGCTAGTAATTCATTTTCAGATTTATTTTATATTAAATCAGATGGCAACGTTGGTATAGGCACAACAAGTCCATCAACTATTTTAACACTTAGTAAACCAATTGACGCTGCTGCTTATGGATCAGGATCTAGAGCAATTGATTTTAAAGTATATTATCCTGGATTTGACGTTGATTCAGTAAAAGCAAGCATTTATGTTGGTGTAAGCAAAGAAGGAACTTTACAGACAACAAAAGGTTATCTTGCATTTTTAACTTCTGCTACCAGTGGAAGTCAAAATTTGACTGAGAAAATGCGTATTGAATCAGATGGTAATGTTGGTATAGGTACAACAAGTCCTACTAATAAATTGCATATAAGTGGATCTTCTACAAATTTACCACTCAAACTGGAAGGTCTGACCAGTAACGCAACTGGTTACTTTTTAACAGTAGATAACACTACCGGCGTAGTACATAAATCAACAAGTGGCGCGAGCGGTACCAGTGGTACCAGTGGCGCAAATGGTAGTCCAGGCACCAGTGGCACCAGTGGCGCAAATGGTAGTCCGGGCACTAGCGGTAGTAATGGCGCAAATGGTAGTCCAGGCACCAGTGGCACCAGTGGCACCAGTGGCACCAGTGGCGCAAATGGTAGTCCAGGCACTAGCGGTAGTAGTGGCATATCTAGTATTAAAGCTTGGGTACATTTTAATGGGGGTGGCACTAGTGGTACATCTGGTATATCACCAAATGCTTCAAACAATGTAAGTTCCATAACTGATAATGGTACAGGAGATTATACAATTAATTTTACCACAGCTTTTGCAAATGCAAATTATGTGGTAGCTGGTACCGCAACATATGAATATGAAAATCCTGGTCAATCTATAAATAATATGTTTATTGCAGTACCAAGAAGACCTAATGCGCAACTTGCAGGTAGTTGTAGAATATCAACTCCAGGATCAGATAATGTTTTATATGATTGTCAATATGTTAGAGTATTATTCTCAAATTAAAATAACTAATAGTCTTGACTTTTTGTTTTATATAAAGTATAAGCTAAAGCAAGCGCTTGTTTAATTAGATGCTTGTTAAATATTAATTAAATAATACTAAATTATTGATAGTTAAATTAAAGATAAGCGCTTGATATGCTACTATTTATTATAAATGATTACTAATAAACATAGAATATATTTGGATATGGATGGTGTAATAAGTGATTGGGAATCACAGTTTAAGCGCTATAGCGGTGGTGTGCCTGTAGAAACTTATGATGTTGAACACGGTAAGAAGAATAGATTTAAGTTTGTAGATAAAAACTGTCCTGAATATTATACTACAATGCCTTGGATGAAAGATGGCAAATTGCTTTATAATTTTGTTTCACATTTGCCTGTAGAAATATTAAGTCATGCGCCTACCAAGCTATCTTATATTGGTAAAAAGCAATGGTTGGCTAATAATAAAATAGATATTAAAGCTAATTTGGTACCGCATAGAAACTTAAAAGCGAAGTTTGCAACTGCTGATAGTATCTTGATAGATGACCGAGAAGATAATGTAAATGATTTTATTAATGCTGGTGGTAAAGCAATATTGCATAAAAATGCTATAGATACTATCAATCAACTAAAAGAAATGTTGGGTATCAAAGAAAAACATAGAATTTATAATAGTATTTTAAATCCTGAAATTTGGGCAACTGAAGATGCAATAAAGACTGAAGTGCTAAATAAACTATTAACCATTGCCAATACTTTCTATAAAGATACTGATTTGAATGTACCCCTTGAAGATGTTTATTTTCTTGGTAGTACCGCTGGGTATAATTGGACTCCAACCAGCGATATAGATTTACATTTGCTTGTAGATTTTTCTAAAATTGGTGACAATAAAGAACTTGTTAAGAATTATGTAGATGGATTAAAGAGCAAATGGAACGAATCACACGATATTAGAATTGGTAATCACCCAGTAGAAGTTTATATTCAAGATATTAGCGAAGTCAATAGAAGTCAAGCTGTATATAGTTTGATGAAAAATGCTTGGGTAAAAAAACCAAAAGTTGAAGATATACAGATAGATAAAGCTGCTATTTCTAAGAAATACAAAGAATATGTAACATTTATTAATACTGCTATAAAAGAACAAAATTTGGATAAATTAAAGCGGTTGGTAAAACGGTTATATGAAATGCGTCAAGCTGGATTGGATAAGAGTGGGGAGTATAGTACAGAGAACTTGGTATTCAAACTTTTGAGATCCACTGGGTACGTTAATCAACTAAAAGACACTATAACCAATATTACAGATAAAAATTTGAGTAAATGATAAAAAACTTTATATAAAACTAAATCATTTAATATTTATATTCAAGAACAATAAGGTAAAAATATGGCAGAACTACTAAATCCAAGTGAAATATTTCAAACAAATTTCGAGCCAAAAGTAAAGAATCGTTTTATTCTTTATGTTGATGGCATTCCATCATTCATTATTAAAAAGGTCAATCGTCCTAAGCTAACACAAGCTAAGAAAGAACTTGATCATATCAATCTAAAACGTTACTACAAAGGCAAGAGTGTATGGGATGAAATCAGTATGGAACTTTATGATCCAATTGTACCATCTGGCGCTCAAGCTGTAATGGAATGGGTTCGGTTGCATCACGAATCTGTTACTGGTCGTGATGGTTATCAAGACTTTTACAAGAAAGATTTGACCATCAACGTTCTTGGTCCAGTTGGTGATAAAGTAGAAGAATGGAAGTTGGTAGGTGCATTCATTGTAACTGCTGATTTCCAAGAAATGGATTGGAGTGATGATGGTGCTGCTCAAATGATCAGCCTATCAATTGCAATTGATTACGCAATTCTTCAATATTAATATTTTTGCCAAATCAAAAAGAACCCCACATTTATCTGTGGGGTTTTCTATTTATTAACATATGCAAATGGGCAAGAAAGTATTCGTCATTTATCCTGGTAGATTTCACCCCTTTCACACAGGGCACAAAAGTGTATATAATTATTTAAGCACCAAATTTGGTGGTAATGATGTATACGTAACCACAACGGGGGTAATTAAATTGCCAAAGTCACCTTTTTCATTTGATGAGAAAAAAGAAATGATGATGGCAACTGGCATACCAGCCAACAAAATACTAAATGTAAAGAACAACTACAACTTGAAAAGTGTATCAAATCAGATACCAATCAATATAGAACGTGATAGTATCATTTTTGCAGTTAGTCAAAAAGATATGGCTGAAGATCCTAGATTCAAGAGATTTGTCAAAAAAGACGGATCTCTTTCGTATTTACAACCAATGCCAAGAAACGAAAGTAAATTGGAACCCGCAATTAACCGCGGTTACTTAATTACTGTTCCAACAACAGATTTTACAGTATTGGGGTCACCTGTAAGAAGCGCAAGTCAATTGAGATATCAATATTCAACGTTAACCCCAGAACAACAAAAATTATTTATTATAGATTTATTTGGAAGTTATAATTCAAAGATACATCGTATATTAAACAACAAGTTGGGTAATACCAGCGGTAAATTAACTGAAAAGCAAAAGAAGTTATTAAAGAAGTTGATTGTGGGTATCTTAAAAGAAGATGAAGCTAAAGTTAAATCAGCGACACATAAAGCAAATTTAGCATTAGTTGTGCAAAGACAAGCTGAATTAGATGACGCTGAAGAAAAATATGATGTTGCAAATGAAAAATATACTGCAGCTACAACTCCAGAAGAAAAGGCAGCGGCAGACATTTCTTTAAAAAATGCTAAAAAAGTTGTGGATTCAAAAAAATCGATGTATGATGCTGCAAAACATCAAGCAAGTACTTAAATATAATAACTAAAAAGTTATATAAAGTTCTATATATTGTTATAAAGTTATGAGTGACGAAATTATTATTCAAAAATTAAAACAACAACATTCAGCTGCTCCTGCTCCTGTAGCTACGAGTTATCCAGCCGAAACAATTGAGTTGCCATCAAAGGGTTATTTTTACGATGAATCCAATCCACTGAGCAAAGGAACTATTGAATTAAAGATGATGACAGCTAGGGAAGAAGATATTCTGACCAATGAAAATTTCATCAAAAACGGTACTGTATTGGACAAATTGTTGGAAGGTCTAATTGTTACGCCTGGTGTACGTACCCAAGACCTATTAATGATTGATAAAAACGCTTTGTTTATTGCTGCTAGACGATTGGCATATGGTGATAAATATGGACCAGTAAAGATTGAATGTAAGAAGTGTAACACCGAAAACAAAACTTATATTGATTTAAGCACACTAAATGAAAAAGAAGTAGATTTCAGTAAGTTTGAAAAAGGTACTAATGAATTTGAATTTGAGTTTCCATTTTGTAAGAGACGAATCACATTTAAACTAATTACGTCTGGTGATCAGGAAAGTATTGAACGTGATATTAAAGCATTGACCAAGATTAAAAAACAATCCAGCGCTGAAGTTACCACCAGACTTAAGAGATTGATTGTTAGCATTGATGGTAAACCTGATATAGCCGCTATCAATAAATTTGTTGATAATGAATTGTTGTCAAAGGACAGTATGGCGTTGAGATCCTATATTAAAACAATTGCGCCTGAATTGGATATGGGTTTCGACTTTGTTTGTGAACACTGTGGTGAGGTGGAAAGGATGGATGTACCGATGACGGTACAGTTTTTTTGGCCTGAGTCCTGAATACAAGGTACAAGTTCACAGTCAAATATTTGAATTGAGTTACTTCTCGCAAGGAGCGGTAAATGTACAAATTGCGTATCAATTGCCTGTATTTTTGCGCAATTTTTATTATGCTCAATTGGCAAATATAAAGAACAAAGAAAGTGATAGTTACAAAGAACCAGCTAAAAAGTCAGGCAAAGTAGATAAGCCTTTTTAGTGTAAAATGATATAGTTGTCATATTTATATATTATATGGCAGCACAACCGTTTGATAAAGAAACCGCTAATAAATTAGCAGAGGCGTTTAATAATTTAAGCACCGAAACTAAAAAGACATTATCTGATCTCGCCGCTAGTGTTGAGGCTGAGAAAAAAATGCTTGATATAGCTAAGCAACTTGGTCAAGTATATAAAACACAACAAGATAAGCTTGATGAACAGTTAAAAGGAAAAAATTTACAAGAACAATTGCAAATAAAACTTGAACATTCTGAAAAAAAGTTAGATGAATTGGCGCAGGCACGAATCAACAGTTTTGTGAAGGAAAAAGACATACTAGACCAAATACAAACAACATCAGCTAAGCTGAACTTCGAGCAAAGTAAAGATCCAGGGAGTGAACAAGTTAAACTATTGCAAAATCAACTCAATGAACAAAAAGCATCGTTAAATTTGGAAAGACAATTGTTGGCAACTAGTGCTTCTCAGTTAGAATTGTTAAAGTTAAAAAATATTGCGTTAAATGCATCAATTAATTTGTTAAACGTCTTCAAAAAAGGTTTACAGGAGGCTGAAAAGTTGTTAAATAAGATGGGTGATTTGGCGGGCAGTTTAATGACCAAACTAAATATGCCTACTACAATAGTTGGTACTTTTACAAAAATATTAGACATATTTGACCAAATTGATACTGCTGCTACAAATGTAAGACAAAAATTTGGATTGTTGCCTAGCCAAGGTGCAATTTTTGAAAAAAACATACGAGACGCTTCTATTGAGTTAGCTGAGTTTGGTATAAATGCTGAACAACTTGGTGGTACAATGAAACAAATAGGTTCGACTTTTACAAGTTTGCAATCTATGGAAAAAGGATTGGTAAAAGATGTTTCAATAATGTCTGCACAATTTGGTGTAGCTTCTGAAACAAGCATTAAATTTTTACAAACGTTAGGTGGTGTATCTGGTAAAAGTGTAATAGCCAAACAAAATATGTTGGGATTGGCAAAATTTGCTGCAAATGCTTATGGCGTTGGGTTGGATGATGTGATGAACGATGTAGCAAATGCATCCGAAGAAGCTAGAATGTTTTCTGGTAAAAATGCAGATGAAATGGTTAGAGCAGCTGCTCAAGCTAGACAGATGGGTACTACACTTGATAATATGGCTAAAACTGCAAAAGGTCTTCTTGATTTTGAAAGTAGTATTCAATCAGAATTAAAAGCTAGTGCATTAATTGGTAAAAATATTAATTTCAATGAAGCTCGTAGATTGGCATTTCAAGGCGATATTGTTGGAGCTAACAAAATAATATTGGATCAAGCTAAGAAAATTAAGTTCAATCAGTTAAATCCAATTGCACAAGAGGCATTTGCGAAGGCAGCTGGTAAGAGTGTAAAAGAATTACAAGAAATGTTAAACGCTGAAGAAAATCTGAAAGAAGCATTGAAATCAAAAGATCCATTGGTAAGAGCTGAAGCTGAAAAGAAAAAACAAATGGCGGAGATGATGAAGAAAGATCCTATAGCTGCTAAAAAAGCTGCTCAGGCCGAATATGAAAAGGGGTTGATTCAAGAAAAAAATCAAACCAGAATGAAACAATTGCAAAATGAAATTAATGCAATTTTTATGGAATTTATCGGACCTATATTGGAACAAATAGGGCCAATATTTACAGAGTTATTAAAGTACATAAAAGACAACAGAGAGTCTGTCAAATCATTTGCTCAAGACGTAGGTAAACTATATATGATGTTTAAAAGTTTAAACATAATTTCAATTGTACTCGGCGGTGTAGGGAAATTAATCAGTGGATTTGGGAAGTTAATCTCCTATGCTTCTGAATTTTCATCGATTGTACTAAAAATATCAAGTTTTATTATTAGATGGTCAACAAGTACATCTGGTATTATAAACACCTTTGAAGCTATTGCGGTCAAAAGTGAAAAGGTAGCTAGCGTATTAAAATCGACGGCTGATACATTAAAAGGATTCGGCGCGGGTTTTCAAAACATATCTAATTTTATCGGAAAAGGAGCTACGCAATTAACAAAACTTTCAAATGGTGCATTGAATGTCGGAATAAATATTGAAAAAGTATTTACAAAATTTCCAGCAATTTCAAAAATTGGAAATATAATTTCAAAAGTATTTAGTGGACTAGGTAGTTCGGTGAAAGGAATAGGAAGCTTCGTCGGTGGAATATTTGGTAAACTTGGCGCTGGAGTTGGGATTTTTTCAAAGTTAGGACCACTTTTTGGAGCAGTAGCTAAATTCTTGGGCCCTATAGGATTAGTTGTATCTGTGATACAAGGCGGCATAGCATTTTTTAAAGCTTTTAATGACACAACGGGTACTACGAGTCAAAAAGCTGTGGCTGGATTAAAAGCCGTAGTTAATGCTTTGGTAATAGAGCCATTAAAAATGGTTGGGGATTTTCTTAAAAAGATACCATCGTTTTTAGCAGACATAGATTTTGGATCAATATATAAAGATGTAACTACCTTTTTATTGGATGCATTGACAAGTTTGCCCGATAAAATCGAAGAGTTGTTTAGTGGTGGAAGTGGTGGGATAGATTGGGGTAAAATTTTCTTTAATATTGGAAATCTTTTTTTTCAAATGATTATGTTTAGTGCAATTAAATTGCCATTAGCAATTTCTACTGTAGTACTAAAACTAGGAGTATTAATCCTCAAGGGAATTGTCTCAATAGGTCCAGCTCTTCTGTCAGCATTAATATGGGCATTTAAAGCGGGTTATGATTGGCTAATGAACCTATGGGGCGGTAAATCTCCATCAAAAATTGGTTTAGCAATCGTTGATGGTATAGAATCAGTAGTTGATATGTTATTTGATTTAATTACGTATCCATTTAAAAAAGCAGCTCAAATTATACCTGAGTTTATTAATATTTTAAAAACAACATTTGTTGACGCTTTTAAATCAGTAGTGGACGTAATATTTGATTTAATTACATATCCATTTAAAAAAGCGTTTCAACTAATAAAGTCTGCTGTATCGGAAGTTGGATCCGTTCTAAAAGATACATTCAGTGGCGCTTTTACATTTATTATTAATGCGCTTGAAAAAGTATTGGAGAAGTTAAAAGGAGTAGGTGAATTTATAGTCGATTTAGTAGGAAAAGGATTTAATTTTGTTGGTAAAATACTTGGTGTTACTGATGAACCTACTGATAAATCTACGAAAGTTGATGAAAAATATAAACAACAAGGTTTACAAACTGATTCTATTATTAATGCAATTGTAAGTTCCAACAAAGCGGTGGTTGAAAAACTAGATAAACTAACATCGATGATGGCATCTGGTCAAATTGCTGTATATATTGATGGACAACGTGCAAATCAACTATTGGCAACAAGTAATTCAAAATTCGGTTCATTTGGTCAAGCAACAACCAATTAATCTAATATTTATAATTAATGGCAAATAGTAATACATATTATAGCGCAATAGGCAATGATGGTGCGCAGGTTACCACACTTTCTAATATACAAGGTGCTGGTTTATCTTTACCGCCAAATACTGAACAGTATATAAACCTAAGAGCGCCTGGTAAATTAGAAACGTTATTCAACACTAATAATAACAGTGAAGTATTGTATAGCAAAAATAAGCCAACTGATTTATATACCAAAGGATTAATTAGTAGCGAATTAGCACCTCCGTTTTATGCAAATCCTAATCAAGGGCAGCGTCAAAAGATAAACGTTAGCAGATCGTTTCCTATACAATCCGCATTAAGAGATGGAACGCGTATCAGAAGATTTTTGGGATCTGGCAAAGGTGCTACGTTTTTAACAAAACAAATAATACTACAGGGATTTGCTCCGTTTGACGAAACAAAGATTTATAACCCAGCTAGTCCTCTTTTAGCCGCAGTTAGATTGTCAACATTTGGTGCTATAGAAAGACCAACCAGATTTATAGATAGCAGCAACCTTGTGGGTGGTTTAATGGGAGCCGCTGGTCTCGGTGGCATTACCAAAGCTATTGGTGGTTTATTTGGTGCTACTGAAGGAAATCCATCTCCACCACGTAGTAGTGTGGCTAGTGCTGCTAGTGAGCCAAAAAGCGGACTGGGAGGATTCTTTAATTTTACAGGATTGCTTGGTGGAGGTGATAAAGCGGATCAAGTAATGCCTATTACAGGTCGAGACGGTGTTAAAGGATTACTAAGAGGTAATACAGCTACCTCTGCTTATAATAACAAACGATACAAGAGTTTGATGAGTAATTCGGCAGCTAAAGGTGGATTTTTCGGTAATCTATTAAAAGCGGCTGGATCATTTTTAAAGAATAATACGATTCTAGGTGGATTGTTGCCACCTACTCAACCAATAGCAGGATTAAATTATAGAGCGGACGAAGATACATATCAGCTAATGTTGAATACTAATAGATGGAGTAATTTTATTACACAAGACGGTGGAGATCGTGGTGGCAAAAAAAGTCAAAATTTAAATGTTGGCGTAAACCAAGGCAACAATTTATTATTTACAGGTACCCAACCAAAAACAAAAGGTGGTTTTATTGGTGGGTTATTGAAAGCTATTGGATTACAAAATATAACAGGCGGTAACAGTAGTGGTACCAGTGGAATGAGATTTTTTGCTACACCGTTAACAAACATAGTTTCAAAAAGATTGAGATTATATGTTCAAAGCAATAAAAATTTAAGAAACAATAGCTTTTTATCGGTTACATATTCGACTACTCCTGGCGTTGGTAAATTAACCGATTCATATACAATTGATAACGTTGAAATTAGTTCTGTAGACGGAGCTAACACCAACCGATATGGCGACTTGGTTAAAATAGATGGTGATGTAGAATACAGCGATCAACTATTAAACTACAAACAATATACAGATCCAAAGTTATCATTAAATTATCAACGTACTCTTTCAGATAAAACGGATAAAACTGTACAATATCTCCAAGACTTAAACGTTACTTTAAAAAATACAATTGCTGGAATAGACAATCAAAAATATGATTATTATCCAGCATTTGGAAAAATACAACAAAATGTTACTGATGATGTAGGTTTTAATTATTTGGCAAAAGTAAAATCGGATAGAACGAATCCCGAGGGATCTGATAGTGCAAATCAGTATACATACACAGGAAGAATAAGATCAGATCCAGAAAAAGAAAAATTCCCAACCTTATTGGGTAAACGAGTGGGTAAAGACAGATTTATAAGACCCACCAATAACGTTGATTATGTCAACAGTTTGGGTGTGTTAAATGCTGATGAATTTGCTGAAAAATATAACGATCAATTTAATGGATTGGGTCCTGATTTGGTTAAGTTTTATTTTTATGATATTGTCAACAATAGATTCATACCATTTAATGCTACGGTAAAAGGATTGCAAGAAAATAATACATCAACCTGGGAGCCAATTGAATATCTTGGAAGACCTGACAAGTTATACTATTACAAAGGATTTACAAGAGATGTTAGTTTCAACTTCAAAGTGGTAGCACATTCTGTTAAAGAATTATTGACTATGTGGCAACGTGTAAATTACTTGGTAGGATTAACTAGACCTTCTAATTATACGTCTACTGTTAATGGTGGATTTATGATACCGCCTATGGTACAATTTACATTTGGTGACTTTTATAAGAACCATTGCGTTGTATTAAATGCTTGCAACGTATCTATACCAGAAGATGCATCTTGGGAACTGATCAATGAAAGTACTGTAAAAAACCAAGATTGGAGTTATAATTTGGGTAATATATTTACAGAAGGTAAAACCAGTATGAAAGGTAAAGTAGCTCAGTTTCCAAGAGAAGCGGAAATTAGTATCACAATGGCTATAATGGAAAAAGACAGACCAAAAACAGGAAGAGCTGTTTGGGGAAATGCTCCTGTTCCAACCTTTACACAAGCAGATATTGGGGAAACTGCTACTGTATCCACATTTGGTACAACTGATTTATATAATGGCAAAGATTATAATGATGTGGCTAATAATGATTTCTCAACGAATATGAGATATGATGTTGATAAACAAGGAAATAAATGAGATATCAATTTACACCAACAGAAAAAAGATATGATGGTAAAATAGTGTTTAAAACAACATATTATCCAAACATACCCGAATCTGAAGATGATCTATATATTACAGCGTCTAATGAAGATTATTTAGACAGTTTAGCTAAAAAGTATTATGGTAATGAAATGTATTGGTGGATAATCGCATTGGCTAATAATATATCAGATGGTAAATTATCTGTTAATGCAAATAAACAATTGCGAATACCAGGTAACTTACCAAATATATTGCAGAATCTCAAACAGATTAATAGTTAAGTTATATGGCATACGAAGATGAAATTGCAGAAGAACCTAGATGGTGGGAAGTGCAAAATATTCCAGTTGCACTGATTCGTGAGTTACGGCGTAGAAAAAACACAAATAACGTTGGTTTCAACTATCCAAGTTCAGGAGATCCAAGTGGTGTAGTTTATGACTTTTTCAATAAACACGGTCAGTACAAAGGTCCAATGACTCCGTGGATACGTGTATTTTCAAATGGAACTGGTATAGCAGGAAACGGATTGGTGCCACGTAGCACAATATTGAATAAGAATGGTAAGGAAAAAGAATACGATGGTTTTTTATTTATTCCTGGAAACGGTTTTTATGAATCGTATGGATTCAAACAAGAAGGTAATATATTAAAACAAGATAAGGCTATTATTGGATATGAAGCCAATGGAGAAGCGCATTATATAGATCTTAAATACCGATCTCAATTTTCTTATAAGTGGCCAAGTACTTTTAACAAAAATGGTAATATTGTAGAGAGTGTACAGAAATCTGAAGTATCTTCTGTATTACCCCCTCCTAATTTGGATAGCATAGAAATAAAAACTAGCAAAGATATGTTATCTTTTGCTACGATAAAATTCAAATGTTATGGATTGGCTCAATTGGAATATTTAGCACCATTCTTTTTAACACCCAGAATAAATGTATTCGTTGAAATTGGGTGGAACTTATTTAATATTAATTCATTAATCGAATTGAGTAATACTAATGAATGTTGGTCTATAATACAAAGCCCTCAAAAAGTGATGGACAAGTGGTATCAGTCATATGGCAATTATGGATGTATAACGGGCATTATCACAAAATATAACTTTGCTACTCAAGATGGCACGATATATGATTGTAGTGTTGAATTAACTTCTCGTCAGGCATTGTTTGCTGGTATGCCAGCTGAAAATAACGTAAGTACCGCCGTAGAAACAAAAACGGATGCAAATGGAAAAAAGATTCCAACGGAAACAAAAGAGTATACTGGCCTAAAGACTTTCTTAAAAACAGCATTACCTAAGTTAAAACAAGTTATTATAGATAGAAAGAATTTTATGGAGTATATCGCAACAAACGGTATATCCAATTCAGAAGATTATGATAATTCAATAAATCAACATTTTATACAACAACAAACATTTTACGATGGTAAAGTTGAAAATAGAATTTTTATAGGCAGAACCGATGCACCTAATGTGTACAAAAAACCGTCTATTCCAGTTGGTGATGATGGTATATCGTACAAGTCTGTTCAAATTGGTGGTGTAAATTATAAAGCTGTATCATATAAAGATGATAGATGTGATTTTGACACTAAAGGTGATGATGAAGTTTGGATGCAATTGGACTTTCTTTTTGAGGTGGCTAACAAATTTTGTTCGGTTGTTTCAAATAAAACATTTACTATAAATGTTGATAAGATTATTAACGCACATCCTAACTTAATAAGTTGTGATCCGCATGTATTAATTCCAAATGGTATTGCTCCTAAATTTAATATTGGCAAGAAATTACCAGACGAAAGTTATTTAAACACTATAAAAAATAATAAACTTGATCCGACTGCGCAAAGTAGAGTGGAAACAGAGATAAAATCAGGTGGTTATTTGAAAAATGGAGATCCAAATCAAAATAACTTTTTAAAATCCAAATACGATGTAGAAATTACCGATGTAAATGATGAACTATATAGAGCTGCTAAAAAGGTAGAAACCGTGTTCAAAACAGCTGGTGCTTATAGAGATAATTTAGACACGGTTATAAATAGATTGTATTATGATATTGGTGGATTGAGCGAAGATAATCCATCTGACAATATATCATTTCCATTTATTTATGATAAAAATGTTGAATTGAGTGGTCAAGAATTGGTATTAACAGATCCACAAAAACAAAGATCTTCTACTATCAAGAGAACATATAAGAAATTTAGATATGGCAATTTAAAAAATATCTATATAAGCAAGACTAAAGTGCTTGAAATTGTAGAAAATAAAGAAGTTCAAACTTGGCAACAATTTGCAAATGCTGTGTTAAACATTATCAATGAATCTTCAAATGGATTTTGGAAGTTTCAAATATCACAGGATGATTTGGGTGGGTTATCAATACTAGATAACAATTATATTGATTTGGGTGATAAGGCTCCGAGTTTGAAACAGGTGTATGTATTTGATGCGGGTGGAACTGAGTCGTGTATAAAAAATATTAGTCTTGATACGTCTTTAACAAGTGAACAAGCTACATTAACACTATTTCAAGCTGGTATAAATAAACCAGATAATTCTGATACATCTATGAGTGCGAAGAATTCAAGTGTACCAGCAACTAGTTTTATAGATAGATTGGACGTTTTTAATAAAGAAGAAACTGGTACCGGTGAAAGTAACACTGTACCTTCACAAGATGAAATTACAGTGGATCAAAACCAATTGATTTCTACAATACAAACTCACGGTGCTATAGACAAAGTATTAACTATTACCAGTGCTTACATAGCTACAGGTGAAAATGCAAATGATGCTTCAAAGAACTATAAACAATTAAACTTATCTACTGATTTGAAGGATAAGTTGGGGCAAATTATAGATGATCAAGATATAGAAAACAACTTGTCATTATATAGTGGTATATCGCCAAACTTTTCATTGACTGTAACGTTTGATGGTATATTTGGATTTAGAATGTTTCAACACTTTGGTATTTCTAATTTTCCAAAACCATATATTCCTGAAAACGTTATATTTATGATTACCGATGTTACACATTACGTAACCGCTGGAAATGGTAAATGGGAAACTGTTGTTGGTTGCTTAGCTAGATGTGTAGCAGATCAAAATATTGAATTGGTGCCTGTATGACAATAAAAGACACAGATATTATAACCAAGACAAAATTAAATTTGGGTAATTTCAATATTAACCTACCAAATACATTTTTGCCAAATCCGACTGATAAAGACTACAAAGTTGGATATATAGAAAGATATGTGGTTTCTAAAATAAATTACAATGAGATAACTGAAGTTTCATCTGATGTGTATAGTAAAATGGACAGTAACTTTTTTAAAAAGGTAAAATTCAAATGGAAGATTACAGGCGTATTAAATAGCAAATACGATGGCAAGATGTTATTACAACAGGGAGTAATAGAATTTAATAAAAAACAAGTGGAACAAATAAACACCATAATCAGAGGTGCTAATGATGTTTTTTCAAATCTTACTCAATTTTACAAACAAATAAATTGACTTTTGATGTTGTTGATGTAAAATTAAGTTGTGGAGTATTCATCTAAAATTTATTTAAAATTAGTTACAAAACACAATAATTATCATAATGCTTGTAATGATATTATTGCTGCTTTCATTTATAATTTTAAAGATGGTACAAAACAGTATTTGAATTTTGCGCATACAGATTTACCTATAGATTGTAGTTTTGAAAAGTTTAAATCTGATATTGAGTCACAAAATGTAAGTGTATATGTCAACAACAAGAAGACGTACAAGTACTGGTTAAATTGTAATTTGATAGATGTTAATTTGTTTGGTTTCATTGATAACAATGAAATACTCGACGAAGTGGAGTGTTTGACTGAAAACTTCCTAAAATATAGTTATCGTAATATCAATAACTTCAATATGATATTACCTTATGTTATACACCAACGAATATTTGACGTTGAAATAAAGCAAATTGAGTCTTTGGGTGACAAAGACACAGACAATTATTGTTTCAAGTTTTTCAATAATGTTATATCCGATACTTTGTTTGAGGTGGAGAAAAACGGATTAAAAGTTGATACGGATGTATTTTCAAAATACTTTAAAAGCAAAACGTACAACAAATTCATATATACAAATTATAACATTTATAATCCAACGGGTAGACCAAGCAATGCATATGATAATATCAATTATGTAGCGCTTAAAAAAGATGATGGATCTAGAGCTAGTTTTGTGTCTAGATATGGGGAATCTGGTCACTTAATGATGGTGGATTTCACTGGGTTTCATCCTTATATTGTGGCTAATTTGATTGATTATAAAGTTCCTGAAAAGGAGACCATATATGAACATTTAGCGAAACACTATTTTGATATTGAAATCGTAACACCAGATGATATAGTTAAATCGAAGAAACTGACGATGGTTAATCTATATGGACAAATTTCCCAACAGTATTGTGATATTCCATATTTTGCGAAGGTAAATGAATTAAAGGACAAGTACTGGCAAAAATTTGAAAAGAATGGATACATAACAACTCCTATCTATAAACGTAAGATTACAAATAAACACATTGTTGACCCCAACAAAAACAAATTGTTTTCTTATATTATTCAAGCTGCTGAAACTGAATATGGTATTGATAGTTTAAGTAAGTGCATTAAGTTTGTTAGTGATAAAAGAATCGTGCCTATACTATATGTGTATGACTCAATTGTATTTGATGTACACAATGATACGAATAAACAAGAACTAATTGATTTGGTTGATATTATCAAAAACAAACGATTTAAGGTAAAAACCTACACTGGAAATAATTACAATGATTTGAAATTAGTCCAATTGTAAATATATTTATATGTATATTTATAACAGATGAACTTTAAATCATTAGTAAACGAAATTGGTTGTGATAGTCGTATTAAAAACGGAACATTGGATCTTAAAAACGAAGATCACGTTTTTGTATTGCAAGAGTACTTGGAGAAGGCTGGTTATGATATTAATGAAATCGTAGAAAAGACTGCAAAATTATTTGAAGCTGGTAGATTTCCTGATAGACAAGCATACAACAAAGATGGTATACTTGTAACATTTCCAAACAAACAATATAGAGATAGAGCTGTAAACAAAGGTACTCACTTTGCAGAAAATCCTAAGAAGGCTCAAGCTAATATTTTTAAAGCAGATGCTGAACAAGGAGCTGATCAAAAAGACGATTCTTCAAAACCAAAAGAAGAACCAGCTACATTGGATCAAACACTAGAAAAAGATATTGTTAGTGACAAAGATACCGATGATAGAACTCCCAAAGAAAAACAAATTGACGCTGGTGGTGTAGAAGCAATACTAATTGGACAAACTCCATTAGTAAACTATAGTGTAGACGAGGCTAAAAAATTTGGGTTCTATAAAAAAGGATTTAATTGGTATGATACTGAGGGTAGTTTTATTGGAGAACAAGTATATGATGAAAGTCAGTCGAAAAATGTGATAGTGTCTGACGCTATATCACCATCATCTTATTTGAAAAAAGCAGAAAGAATTTACTCTTTAATGGACAAGGATCTTTTGTCTAAGTTGGAATTTTTAAAAAACGCTGAAAAAAGTCAAAGAACATTAATATTTGAAACTATTCCTATATTGTTTGCTAATGGTATAAACGACTTTAAAAACTTAAGTGTGAGCGGCGATTATCACGATTATGCAATCAAATTCTTAAAAGAATGGGGAGATTTAAGAAGTAAGTTAGAGACAATAGAAAAACAGATTGCAAGAGATGAAAACTTAAAGATTTATGATTTGGTGGATACTGATCTTAAAGAAATAGGGAGTAAGAATGGTGTATCACTTTCTCAATTGGGATCGCCTACGGACTTTATTCATAAAGACATAAGAAAGTTTTATCAGTATTCAGGTGAATATAATAAAAAATTTGTACAGGGAAAAGAAACGAAAGAAAACACAGCTGATATTGTTTTGATATATGGCGGAAAAGCTGACGATGTTTATAGAGCTCTTCAATCTGGAGATATATCTCAACAAGACGAAGACTCAATGGCAAAAGTTAATAGCAAAGATGTTAAATTTGCTTTGATTAGTTTGAAAGCTGGTAGTGCTAGATTGGGACACGTACTACAACAATTGGTAAGCTATATTGGACAAGAAATACCAATTTCACCAAAGAAATCAGTAAAAGAAAATACATTGCAAGAAGGAATTGTTGATACGATTGTGTCGAGTATTAAAGATTTTACTAAGAAGATTAAACAATTGCCTGAGTATATAAATAATATTTTCCAAAATTTTATTAATCTGATTAAACCATTTGAAATTAAGATAAACAACTTTTTATTCAAAGAACTAAACGCGGATGTGCAAAAGATGCAAAGTACCGAATTACGTAATTTGGCTCATTTGGAAAAAGAAATTGAGAAGGATATAAAATCGGTAAAAGAAGATTATGATGATTGTGATTCTGAATCCGCAGCATTGAAACCACAGCTAATCAAAAATCTAAATAGTTTTAGACAATCTTTAAACTCTACAAGGGAAGATAGTAGATTAATAGGGCAAATTTATAAATTTGCAGAAAATCCATTACTTGTTCAATATTTTCCAGTCATAATCGATAAATCTCAAGCAGTAGAAGCTGCGTCTTTAAGAAATACCACATTAGGCACAATTGATCATTTGTTGGATGCGTATGATGAAGGTGAGTGTGTAGACAGATCCGAGCTACAACCAATTCTAAAATACAGAAGTAATGTTTTAGCACTTGGTTATATCGAATTGATTTTGAATAATATTTTGAAGGATGTAAGTACATCTAATCCTGAAAAAATTAGAGAGGAATTTATCAAGTTATCCAGTGTATTGTCTTCAGAAGCAGTATTTGGAAATAACGTTAGTTTGCCGTTGATTAAATTTACCGGCGATAAAATTGAAAAGTTGAGATATAAGAAGGATTATAAATTGGTACTTCCAGAAAAAATAGATGATCTCAAGTTGGGTAAAATAAGAATTAACATATTGCCTAGTCAGGGATATCTAACTGTCAATTTATATTTGTTCAATGGCATTGCATCTATTGATGATGTGCCAACTCCAACATATGTTTATTATTTGATGGATAGTAGTAGCGGAAGTAAATTTACATTCAAAGTAGAAGGTCAGAAAGTCGTTGAAAAAATATGATAATACAAAAACAACTACTTTGCACATTCGCAAATAGCTTAAATTATATAGACGTATTAAAAGAAATACCAAATCAATATACTCTTATAGATAATAAGATATTTGTTTTTGCTAATGAAACTAATCTAAGGGAGTTATATCTTACATTCAATGTGGAAAAGAATGATCGCAATAATCGATTCAAAGGCACTATTAGCATACATCGTAAGAAGCAAACAAATACACTATATACGCTCAACGCAATGAATAAGTTGATTGCTGACGAAAACAATGGTGTATTTGATAAGAGCTTTCAATTAAATTGGGATTTATATAAAAATAGTATCATTTTAACAAATGAAGTTGGGGTTAAAATAGTTCCATTAAAATTGTTTTCTATCTCCGAAATTTGATATATATTTTTGACTTGATTTTTGTCTGCACCTAGTGTAGACTTAGTTTCGAGTTGGTTATACAATCTGGTTTGAGTGAACCAGACGAATTAATTAACTAATTAAACATTAAACATTAAATAATTATGGCATTAGATCTAAGTAAGTTAAAGAGCCGTTTGAGCTCTCTCTCAAACACAAATCAAAAATCTAACTTGATTTGGAAACCAAAGCCTGGAAAACAGGTAGTTCGTATTGTTCCGTACAAGTATGTACCGGAGAATCCATTCATCGAACTAAAGTTTCATTACAACATCAACAACAAGACATATCTATCTCCTGATAGTTTTGGTCGTCCAGATCCAATCGTTGAATTTGCTAACCGTCTGAAGAAGACTGGTTCAAAGGAAGATTGGCAGATGGGTCGTAAGATGGAACCAAAGATGCGTACTTTCGTACCAGTTATCGTTCGTGGTGAAGAAGGTGAAGGAGTTAAGTTCTGGGGATTTGGTAAACAAGTTTATCAAGAACTTCTATCGATCATCAGTGATCCTGACTTCGGTGATATTACTGATCTAACCAATGGTCGTGATATTGTTGTAGAATTCAAGACGGCTGAAGGTGGAGCTAGTTTCCCAGAAACCAGTATCCGAGTTAAGCCAAATGTAAGTGTTGCAGTAGATCCTAAGAACGGACAATTGCTTGAAGCACTAAAGTCTCAAGTAAATATTTTGGATCTATTTGAAGAACTATCCTATAACGATCTAAAAGATGTTATGGATAAGTGGTTGAATCCAGAAGCATCTGCCACTGAGATTGCAGCGGAACCAACTACAAGTGGGGATGATGACGAAGCTCCGTTTACAGTTCCATCTACTCCATCTACTCCATCGGCAACAGCTCCTGCCAAACCAGTACAGTCACCAAGTACTGCTAAGGCTAAGGGTAAAGACAGTGTAGAACAAGCATTTGATGACTTGTTTAACTCCTAAAAAATAAAAATAAGCCGGTGGAGTTTTTATACCCCACCGGCTTTCTAGTTATATACGTTATGGCAAAAAAAAGTGTTAGTAAAGATACGGGTCAACGTGACGAGCTTATCGAAATGTTGGCAAATGAATTAAATAAAGCAAATAAAGACGGTGGAAAGATTGCTCATTTTCTAGATGAACAAGACAATCCATCTGAAATCACGGATTGGATTAGCACTGGTTCTTCTATTTTGGATTTGGCGATTAGTAATCGTCCTCACGGCGGATTACCAGTTGGTAAAATGGTAGAATTTAACGGCCTCGAAGGTACTGGTAAAAGTTTGCTATCCGCACACGTTGTTGCCGACACTCAGAAGAAAGGTGGAGTTGCAGTAGTAATTGATACTGAAAATGCAGCTGCTCCTGAATTCTGGAGAAGTTTGGGTGTAGATCTATCCAAGTTACTATATGTTCAATGTGAAACCGTTGAAGATATTTTTGCTCAGATGGAACGAATGATTGCTATTGTTCGTAAGAGCAACAAAGATCGTATTCTAACAATTATCGTTGATTCTGTAGCAGCGGCATCAACCAAGGTAGAACTTGAAAGTGACCACGGTAAAGATGGTTATGCTACGGGTAAATCAATTATTATCAGTAAAGCAATGCGTAAGATTACCACTATGATTGGTCGTCAGAAGGTTCTTACTGTATTCACCAACCAATTGCGTCAGAATCTAAATGCTATGGCATTTGGTGACAAGTATGTAGTAAGTGGTGGTAAGGCACTTGCTTATCACTGTAGTGTTCGTGTTCGTTTGAATAATACTGGTAAACTCAAAAAGGGTGAAGAGATTATTGGAAACGAATGCAAAGCAGTTGTTGTGAAGAATCGTATGGGTCCACCACAACGTCAAGCTAGTTTCGATATTTATTTTGATTCTGGAATTGCAGATTATGGTTCTTGGATCAAGGTATTGAAGGAAAATAACTTGGTGAAGCAAGGTGGTGCTTATTATACATATAAGAAGACCGATGGCAGTGAATGGAAGTTCCAATCCAAAGACTTTGTAAACATTATGCAAAGTGACAAGGAATTGAGTGAAGAAATTTACTTGAAGATTTGTGACGCTGTAATTATGAAATACAAAGATCCTAATAGTCAAATCATTGACGATGCTGTAGTTGAAACAGAAGAAACTGCAGGCAACGAGGAATAAAACACATTGATAGGATGTTTTTCCGCATTGCCTACTATTTATTAGTATGGATAACAATGCGGAAAAACTTTTTTTTGAAGATCAATCTGAACGATTATATCAAATCTTTATAAAAGATGAATCGATATGTGGATTTGCTTCTTTATTTAAACTAAATAAAATTGGTAGCAAAATCGGATCAAAAATAAAAAAATATTTATATGATAAATATGGTGAAACTTATTTGAAAAAAATAAGTGCTGTTAGAACGTCTAAAGTTGCTCATCAAAAAAGATCCAAAGATAGTTATTTTATTTCTTCGGAAAGAAGACAAAAAATGTCTGTTGGTATTAAAAAATATTATAAAAATAATCAGTCCGCTAAATCTAGATGTAGGGATTTAATGATTAAACATTGTTTACCAAAGTGTCAAACAATTGAGAGTAAAATAAAACGAGTAAAAAGTAGAGACTGGTATAAACCCAGTGAAGACACTAAACAAAAAATGTCGCAATCACAACTTGGAAAGCCATTAACAGAAGAACATAAGTTAAAATTAAGAAAACCAAAGAAAGCCAAACGATCTAATTTTAGACATACTATTGAAACAAAACACAAATTATCGTTAATTACTAAAAATCAGTGGAAAAGTGGAATTCATAAACCAATTTTTAAATCTAAAGGCCAGCAGGAAGTAATTAGATTGTTAAAAGAACAAGGATATTCAATTCAAGATGAATATGTTGTTGGGGGGAAGCCATACGATGTGTTTGTAAAAGAAAAAAATTTATTAATAGAATTTAATGGTACTTATTGGCACAGAGATCCTAGATTTTTTACATCGTCCGATGAAGTTATTAAAATATGGGAAAAAGATAAAAATAAAATGTTGATTGCTGAATCGAATGGGTATATAATAAAAGTTATATGGCAACATGACTGGGAACAATGTAAAGACAAAAATATATACATTAAAAAACTATTAAATGAGCAACTTTGACAACAAAGAAATGAAGAAATTATTTTCTTTATTTCAAAACATAGAAAGCGATTCCGTCACCGGAGGACTTAAAAAATCACTTAATAGTGATGTCCTTTTGGTTGACGGATTGTAGTGAATACTTACATTAGAAGTTTTATGGCCATTCCTTCTCTCAATGAGGATGGATTACATACAGGTGGTATTGCTGGTTTTTTGAAAAGCATTGGGTATGCAATTAAATTACTTTCTCCTACCCGAGTTATTATTGTATTTGATGGTAAAGGTGGTAGTCAGAAACGCAGAAAGATTTATCCAGCGTACAAAAATGGTAGAAAGACAGATATTAGACTCAATCGTAATTACGAAGAACTATCGTCATCTGAAATAGAATCTGTAAATTTTAAAAAAGAATTAATTCGTACTATAAATTATTTAGATACATTGCCTGTTACTGTAATGGCGATTGATCAAATAGAAGCAGACGATACAATTGCTTATTTAGCTACAGAAACTTTTAAGGACAGTAATGTAACAATTATGTCCACTGATAAAGACTTTTTACAATTGGCAAACGATAAAGTCAAAATTTGGAGTCCTGTCAAAAAGAGAATTTTTGGTTGTAAAGAAATCTTGGATGAATATGGTGTTACATGCAGCAACTATATCTTGTATAGAGTTATGGAAGGTGATGTAAGTGATAATATACCTGGTTTAGATGGTGTAGGTTTAAAACGTGTAGTAAAATCATTTCCTTTCTTATCAGAAGAACGTCAATATGATCTGAATGAGATTTACAATTACGCGGAGAATAACAAGAGTAAATATAAAGTATATCAGACTGTATTAGACAACAAGTTATTACTTGAACGTAATTATAGTTTGATGCAGTTGAAAGATACGCAAGTGCAATCATTTACCCAGTTACGTATAGAAGAAATTATAAAATCTCCTGTACGTAGAATTGATAAAATGAGCTTTTCTAAATTAATCACAGAGGACAAAATGTGGAATAATATCCCCAATTATCACATTTGGCTCAATGAATGTTTCGGTAAATTAAATAGTTTCGTAGAATAAAAAATATCGGTTAATAAAAGTTGAAGGCCACTTAATTCAGTGGTATAGTAGAGTTATCTTATGGAAAACAAAAAAGCAATTGATTCATTAACAAAATACGGTCGTGACTTCCAAATCAAGTGTATTTCGTGCTTAATATCTGATCGTTCATTTATTGAACGTATTAACGATATTATCGAAGTAGATTTCTTTGAAAGTGATGCAAACAAGTGGGTTGTAAAAGAAAGTATTAAATACTTTAACGAGTATAAAGATCTACCAACCTTAACCGTATTTAAAATTAAAGTTGATGAAGTAAATGATGAGCTTCTCAAACGAAGTATCGTAGACAATCTAAAGTTAGTTTACCAAAAGGTAAGCGACAATGATTTGAAGTTTGTCAAAGAACAGTTCTTGGAATTCTGCAAAAATCAGAAACTAAAGAATGCTATTATTGAAAGTGCAGACCTATTGGCACTTGGTCAATATGAAAAGATCAAGAATGTAGTTGATCACGCAATGAAAGCTGGTATGGAACGTAATATCGGCCACGATTATACTGAAGACGTTGAAAAACGTATGAGTGTAATGAGTCGTAATTGTGTCAAGACCAATTGGACTGAAATTGATACTATTATGGACGGCGGATTAGCAGCTGGTGAATTGGGTATTATTACAGCTTGTGCAGGTAGCGGTAAGAGTTGGGTACTATCTAAGTTAGGAGCTGAAGCTATGAAACAAGGTAAGAACGTAGTTCACTTCACTCTAGAATTGAATGAAAACTATGTGGGTCTTCGTTATGATGCTTGTTTTACTGGAATTGATTTCCAGAACATTCGTAACAACGTAGACATCGTAAAGCAGAAGATTGCTGATGTGCCTGGCAAGTTGAAGATCAAGTACTTTCCAATTAAAACTGTAAGTGCTTATAGTCTTAAGGCTCATTGTGAACGATTGGCAGTACTAGGCACCAAAGTTGATATGATTATTGTTGACTATGCTGATATTCTACGTCCCTCACAGAGTGAACGTAATAGCAATAGTTATAGTGAAGCTGGTGGTATTTATGAAGAACTTCGTGGTGTAGCTGGTGAATTACAAGTTCCTATTTGGAGTGCTTCACAGAGTAATCGTGCTGCTATGGATGAAGATATTATTCAGGCTAACAACATTGCTGATAGTTATCGTAAGATTATGACCGCTGACTTTGTTATGAGTCTAAGTCGTAAAGTTAACGATAAACAAGCAAATACTGCACGATTCCACGTAATTAAGAATCGTTTCGGACCAGATGGTTTGACATTCCCAAGTAAAATGAACGCTGGTTGTGGTCACATCGAAATTTATGGCGAAAATAGCCGTGAGGGTATGAGCATCTTGAATGAAATGATGGATGGTGAAAATCAAGTCAAAAAGGCTCTAAAATCCAAATGGAACGTTCATAACAACGATGATGAAGAATAATTGATAGTATGTAACAGACAAAAAACATACAAAAAAATTATTAAAAAGTTATAATCTAAACACAAAAAGAACTATCCAAAAGATAGTTATTTTTTACCCATATGAATAAAGAAATTTTTATAAAGAAACGAAATGGTAATACTGAAAAGTTCAATGCAGACAAAATCAATAAGATTTTACAATGGGCTACAGAAGACATAAAAGGTGTTGGATTTGAAGAAGTAGCAATGAATGCACATTTGTCATTTTTTGATGGAATGACATCTAAGGACATTCACGCAATGTTAATTGAAGCTTCTGCAAATCTTATTACAGAAGAGAAGCCAAACTATCAATTTGTGGCATCTCGTTTGTTGAATTATCAATTGAGAAAAAATGTTTGGGGAGGTAAGAATCCTCCTAAACTATATGATCTAGTTAAAACTAATATTGATGCGTTAGTCTATGACTCATCTATTCTTGATTGGTATAGTAAACAAGAGTTTGATAAGCTAGATGAATATCTAAAGCATGACCGTGATTTTAATTTCACGTATGCCGGTATCAAACAGTTGTGTGATAAGTACTTGGTACAAAACAGAGTTACCAAAGTAATTTATGAAACTCCGCAATTTGCATATATGCTTATTGCAATGACATTCTTTAAAGACTATAAAGAAAACCGTATTGAGTACGTAAAGAAAGCTTACAACTACTTTAGTAAACATAAGATTAACCTACCCACACCAATTATGGCTGGGGTAAGAACTCCAATGAAGAGTTATGCTAGCTGTTCACTATTCACAGTAGATGATGATCTACGTAGTATTTTCAGTAACAACAGTGCAGTTGGTTTTGCTACTGCAAGTCGTTATGGTATTGGATTGAATCTATCAAGACTACGTGCTACTAATGCTCCTATTCGCAATGGTGAAGTAGTACACACAGGTCCAATTCCATTTGCTAAAGCATTTGAATCTACTGTAAAGAGTTGCCATCAAAATGGTATTCGTGGCGGTAGTGCAACTGTAAACTTCGCTTGGTTCCATTATGATATTCTAGATATTCTTGTATTAAAGAACAATCAAGGTACCGATGATAATCGTGTACGTAAACTAGATTATTGTGTGGGGTTAGATAAACTAATCTTTGAACGTTTCTTGAAGAATCAAGATGTAACATTGTTTAGCTATCACGAATGTCCAAGTCTTTGGAATACCTTTGGCTTGGAAGGATTCAAGGAAAAGTATGAAAAAGCTGAAGCTAACAAGAACATTAAGTTCAAGAAGAAAGTACCTGCTCGTGAATTGATGGGACTTCTTGCTAAAGAACGTCTTGAGACAGGTCGTATTTATACAATGTTCGTTGATCACGCAAATGAACACGGTAGTTGGTTGGATCAAGTAGATACAAGCAATCTGTGTCTTGAAGTTAATCATCCGTTGATTCCTATTTATGACGTTAATGATCCAACTGGAGAAATTGGTGTTTGTGTCTTGGCAGCACTAAATTGGTTGGAAATTAAAGATGACAATGAAATGGAAAACGTTTGTGATATTATTGTTAGAATGTTGGATGCTTTGATTGATCATCAGGAATATTTCGTACCAGGCGCAAAAAACTTTGCTACTAAACGTCGTAGTCTAGGTGTTGGTGTAAGTAATTTGGCTGCTCTATTGGCTAAAGAAGGATTGAAGTATTGGGATACTAAAGCTCCAAACTTCGTAGCTCGGTGGATGGAAAAAACCAGTTACTATCTAATCAAGGCTAGTGTTGAAATGGCAAAAGAGTTGGGTAAGTGTGAGAAGTTTGATCGTACAAAATTCAGTCAAGGCATTCTTCCAATTGATACTTATAAGAGAGACGTTGATGAATTTATCACTGAACCTCTACATATGAATTGGGAAGCTCTAAGAGAAGAAATCAAGAAGTATGGCATGAGACACAGTACACTTACTGCTTGTATGCCTGTAGAATCAAGTAGTGTAATTCAAAGTAGCACCAATGGTATTGAACCACCTCGTAGTGCTATTAGTTTCAAAGGAAGCAAGAGTAACATTTTGCCTGTGGTGGTTCCAAATATTGATAAGTACAAGGATAATTATACCTTTGCTTTTGATATGCCAAGTAATGAAGGATATTTAAAGGTAGCGGCTGCTATTCAGAAATTCACAGATATGAGTATCAGCACTAACACTTACTATATTCCTTCACGTTATGAGAAGAATAAAGTACCCGTAGAGGTTGTTATTAAAGATATTTTGTTGGCATACAAGTATGGATTGAAGAATCTATATTACGCCAATACAGATGACGGTGATAAGCAAACAGCTATGGAAACAAAAACTGTTGAAGTGAAACCAGTAGTACAAGAATCCGGTTGTGAAAGCGGTGCTTGTGCTCTATAATAGGAGGACATATGAAGACAGTACTAAATAAGAAAAACATAGATCAGTTACGTAATCCAATGTTCTTGGGAGAAGATCTTTCGCTACAACGATATGATCAAATTAAGTATCCCAAGTTTTACGATCTGTATGATCAACAGCTAAACTTCTTTTGGCGACCACAAGAAGTGTCACTGGTAAAAGATATCAGTGATTACAAGAATCTTTCTCCTGAAGAACGATTTGTTTTTGATAGTAATTTGAAGTTTCAAACTATGACTGATAGTATGTTGAGTCGTAGTATTCACGAACTGATGAAACATTGCACCAACAGTGAATTGGAAATTTGTATGAATGCATGGAGTTTCTTTGAAACTATCCATAGTAACAGTTATACATACATCCTCAACAATGTTTATCCAGATGCTACCAAGTTCTTTGATAGTGTTTTGGAAGATCAAGAAATTGTTAAGAGGGCTAATGCAATCAGTAAGAAGTATGATGAACTACTAGCACCATCAGATGATGTTAAACAACAATTGTTTGATGCGGTATTGGCAACTCAGATTACTGAGGGGTTGATTTTCTATGTATCATTTGCTTGTAGTTTCTACTTTGGATATCGTGGAAAGATGGAGGGTAACAGTAAGATTATTAAGTTTATCAGTAGAGATGAAAATCTTCACGTTGCTATTACCCAGAACATTATGAAGAACTGGATTAATAACCCAGAAGAGGGATTCCAAGATGTTGTTAAGAAGAATGAAGACAAGATCTACGCTGCTTATGAAATGGCAGTTAATGCTGAAAAGGATTGGGCAGATTATCTATTCAGTAAAGGTAGTTTGATTGGATTGACTGCGGAAAGTTTAAAGCATTATGTCGAATGGTTAGCTAATAACAGATTATCAAATATTGGATATAAGAAATTGTATCCAAACGCTAAGATTAATCCATTGGCTGGATGGTTGGATAGTTACTATGACAGCAAGAAACTACAAGTAGCTCCTCAAGAAACTGAATTGAGTAGTTATGTTAAAGGAGTCGATAATACCATCAGTGAAGGTGCTTTTGATGACTTCAAATTGTAATTACAATTGTAAATAGTTAAAAAATGTAACGGGTACTTTAATTAGTATCCGTTTTTTATTATATTTATATTCATCTCTATTATGGAAATCATTTTTGAATATCTTGAAAAAATATTGGTAATAAGCGCAGCTGGTGGCGTACTTTTTGGCGCTTTTAAGTGGATATTTACACTGAATCGGAATGTGAAGGAGATTTTGAAAGAAGTTAAGCCTAATTCTGGAACATCACTAAAAGATCAAGTTGCTAAGATTGAAAAACAGGTAAGTTGTGATAGTAATTTAATAAATACCATATGTAGAAGACAAAAATGGATATTGGATACTAGACCCGAACCAATATTTGAATGTGATGTCAATGGTAATTGTACGTGGGTAAATGAAAAATATTGTCAATTATTGAAACACGATGTAGAATATTTCTTGAATAATGGATGGAAAAACGGTGTACACGGAGAAGATTTAGAAATGGTGGAAAAAGAGTGGGAAAGAGCTATTAAAGATAAAAGAAGTAGCACCAGTATACACAGAATGATTGATAGAGAAGGAAATGTATATAACGTTAAAGTAGTAGCAACCAGAAATAATGGTTATGGGTATATAGGACATATTGAAGTATTAGACGATAAAAAAGATTAATAATTAGATACCCAACACTATTTATATGTATATTAATATGAAGTCTTCTAAAGAATTAGTCAATAAACTCGTAAAAGAAACATTAGAACAAAAGTACACCAATGCTTCGGCTTCTTGGAGTGATTTAATCGACGAATTATCCAAAGAAATTAAGAAGCCAATCGAACTTGATGATGCTGGTAATTACAATGTATGTGACTGTGAACCACATCATATTAGTATTAGACCAATTGTACACGGTATTTGTGACGTACAAGCATTCAGAGATTATAGCGATAGAACCAAAAAACTCTTTATGAAATTTGAAGATGTTAAGAAATTCGTAAAAGAATACTTAAAATCTGATATTTTAAATTATGTAGACAGTACTTTAGCCAAAGGTGTTGAAAACAGCAAAGATAAACAAGGTGGTAAAAAAGCCGATAAACAATCTGAATCTGAAGAAAACGTAGTTGATCCAGAAAAAGGATTTAAGATTGTAAAGAATGTCAAAGTTGATAATATGAACGATCCAAAAGACGATCCTACTCAACCAATGCAAGCAGTTGGTAAGTTTGCTAAACAAGGCGATCATAAACCAAAGAAAGCAGAATACGTCCCACCTACATTGCCAAAGAATCTTCAAAAATTAGTTATTAAATATACCAAGGGTGGTAAAGCTAAAAAGAAGTAATTTATAAAGTTATAAAAACTGCAACTATTTATGATTCCGGAATACAACCCAAACGATTATAACGCGGTAATATCACGAATAGATGTAAGTCTAAAAAATATTACCGAAAAATTAACTGCCATAGAATCTAGTGTAAAGATAAATGTAGTTCAAGTAGAAAATAGATTGACGTTGTTAGAACAATTTAAATGGAAATTAATAGGTATAAGTACGGGTATAACTACTACATTTGCAGCATTAGCGCATTATTTTACAAATAAACAGTCTTGACAATTTTTCCATACTAACGTAGTATGGATAAGAAAGGTAAAATATGAAAAAATTAATTACTATCGCAGCATTGAGTGCAACTCTAGCTTCCCAAACATTTGCTGGCGATAGAGAATGGGCTACGGTTGGCAAAGTATTAACCGGAGTCGCCGTAATTCACGTTATCGACAGAATTGTAAATCCCCCAACACACGTTGTATATGTACATCCACAACCAGTGGTTTATGCACAGCCTGTAGTAGTACAACCTCAACCTGTTGTATATTATCAACCTGCTCCTGTTGTTTATGTACAACCAGCAGTAGTTGTATATGGATCTTGGGGTCGTCCAGTATACCATTATCATCACCATCATCATTGATAATATCATTTAAAAAAACCCAAACCACCGTAACTGGTGGTTTTTTTATTTTTCCGGTTGACTTCTTATAAATCCGTGGTAAGATGGTTTTACGGTAAGAAACGCATATGAAAAATAAAAACTCACTAAATCTGGTTACTGGCAAGGACTTCAATATCAAGGCTTATCTTGACACTTGTGTAAATCTACGTCCATCTTCTTTGATTATGGACGATCTCAAGTGGAAGTATATGGTGCGTAGTGCTATTCGTGGCAAGAACATTCTGCTTCTTGGTCCAACTGGTTGTGGTAAGACTCTAGCAGCGCAAACTGTTGCTAAGGCTATTGGTCGTGAAGATAACTTCTTCTATTTTAATCTGGGTGCTACACAAGATGCTCGTAGTGCTTTGATTGGCAACACTCACTTTGATAAGAAGACTGGTACTCTATTTAAGGAGTCTAGTTTTATCAAGGCTATTCGTACTCCCAACGCTATCATTCTACTTGACGAAATTAGTCGTAGTCATCACGATGGTGTTAATATTCTAATGACTGTTCTTGATGATCTACAACGTTATCTTCGTTTGGATGAAAAGGACGATTGTGAAGTCGTTAAGGTTGCTGAAGGTGTTACCTTTATCGCTACCGCTAACGTAGGTAACGAATATACCGCTACCCGTGTTATGGATCGTGCTCTACTTTCACGTTTTCCAGTCAAGATTGAAGTAACTCCTCTTGACAAGGATAGTGAGTTTAATCTACTAAAAAACCGTTTCGACATTTCAACCGAAAATCAGCTTGATATGCTCAAGGCTGTTTGTGAAATTGCTGAACATACACGTAAGCAGGTTAAGCAAGATGATAGCAAGCTAACCAATTTTATTCCTACACGTAGTACAGTTGAAATTGCTGAACTTATTGTTGACGGATTTAATTTGCTTGAAATTGCGGAGTCAACCATTTATCCTAACTTCAGTGATGATGGAGGTGTAGATAGTGAACGTACTTATATTCGTCAGCTTGTACAAAAGTACATCAAGGTTGAATCTAAGGAAAAGCTATTTAATGATCCACTAAAGAGTGATCAACCTCCTTTTTAATAACTAAATAAACAAACAAACTATTATGAGTAACTACAGTGATTTCTGGCTTAAAGACAACCATTATGAATGGGATTGGGAAGATGAGCTAGATGCGGCTATTGAAGAAGAATCAGGTACAGATGCTACAGTTGATGCTGAGGATCGTCTCAGTGATACTACAGCTAGGTTGATTCGTTTATCTTCAGCTCGTCGTGCTGTTGCTAACTATGTTAGTATTCTGACGAACCAGAATATTCCTGTAGTATTCAATGATAGTGCTGTAAATTGTACTGATGGTAAGCTAGTCTATATCAGTAGCGATATTACCAAGAAGGATAATTTTGATGTGGCTGTCGGACTAGCCTTACACGAAGGCAGCCACATCAAATATTCTGATTTTGAATTGTTTAAGACTGTATGGATGAATGTTCCCCGTGACATTTATAACTATACTGAAAAGTTAAGCATTTCAAAAGATGAAGTGGGTAAGACTTGTCAGACTATTCTAAACTATGTAGAAGATCGTTTTATCGATTATACTGTACATCGTAATGCTCCTGGCTATCGTGGATACTACGATGCTTTGTACGACGAATACTTTAATAACAAGGTAATTAGTGATGCTTTGGACAGCGATATGTATCGCACACTAAGCGTTGAGTCTTATATGTACCGTATTATCAATCTTACAAATCCTAATACCAATCTTAAGGCTTTGCCTGGTTTGTACGATATTGCCAAAGAATTGGATCTTACCAATATTAGTCGATTGACTACTCCAAAGGATCGGTTGAATGTTGCTTATAAAATTGCAGAAATTGTATTTAAAAATATCAATGAACACAATCAAAAGCAAACTGGGCCTGGATTTGATCAAAATGATAGTGGTGTACCTGACAATTCCAATGGAATGCCTGGTGATGGCGAATCTGGTAAATCAACTGATGATGTACTTGGTGGTACTGAGTCTACTGTAACAAGTGATAATGCTGCTGTAACAACTGATGTTGGTACAGATGCAAATATCAGCAAGACCAAACAGAGCAAGATTGCTAAGAGTTTTGAGAAACAGAAAGACTTTCTTGCTGGTAAGATCAAAAAGAAGAAGGTTTCCAAGCGTGAAAAGACGATGTTGGATGTTCTTGAAAAGAGTCAGATCGATCTTGTGCCTGTAGCTCAAGATATGATGAAGGCTAGTGGATTTGTTGGAAGTGTAGAATGTATCTTGGTTAAGAATATGACCAAGGAACTTATTCTATCTGAAGAATTTCCAATGAGCGTTGGTGCTAACAATGAAAGTAGTCGTACTGAACTACAAAAGAATGTGGATGCTGGTATTGTTTTGGGTACAAAGCTAGGTCGTCGTCTTCAAATTCGTAATGAAATTAATATTGATAAGTTTACCCGTCGTAATTTGGGTAAGATCGATAAGCGTTTGATGCACGAATTGGGATTTGAGACTGATACCAATATCTTTTACAGCACATTTACCAATAAATATAAGAAGGTAAACTTCCATATTAGTGTAGATGCTAGTGCTAGTATGCGTGGACCAAAGTGGAATCGTACAATCAAGTTATGTGTAGCACTAGCAAAGGCTACATCTATGATTGATAATGTTGATCTTACTATTAGTTTTCGTACTACTATGAGCTACAATCCATACATTGTGGTTGCTTATAATTCTAAGGTAGATAAGTTCTCAAAGATTAAGAATTTGTTTTCTTATTTAATTCCAGTGAATACCACTCCAGAAGGATTGTGTTTTGAAGCACTAATGAAGTTTCTGCCTAAGTCTGATACTAATACAAACAGTTATTTTGTTAATATTAGTGATGGTGAACCGTGTTTCTATTACAACAACACTTCATCTGGTATTGCATTTTCTTATCGTGACAAATCAGCTTGTGAACATACACGCACTCAAGTAAGAAAGATTAAGGAATCTGGTTATAATATTATTTCCTATTTCGTATCTGATTATGATAATTTTGGCATTGAATTGTTACGTCAGAACTTTAAGACAATGTATGGTAGTGACTCACATTTTATTAATGTGGAGAATTTGAATCAGATTGTTAAAACGGTCAATAGTAAGATGATGGAAGCTATTGACATATAATATAAAGATGGTATAATATATAAACGGGGAAATTTATCACAACATAAACAAGAAAGGATAAAATATGAAAAAGACAGATCGTAAGAATAAGACAAATCAAACAGTAACGTATCCAAGTTGTATTTTTACAATTAAGGAACTAAACGAACTTAATCCTGATATCGTAACTATTAGTTTACGTGACAAGGTTAAGAAAGCAATTAAACGAGGTGAACTAAATGTAATTGGTGTTTTGCCTAATGGTAAAGGTCGTCCAACTTTGGTACACGTATTTGGCTCAATTACCAAGTCTATTATTGATGAGGCTAAGAGCAAGGGTGTACATCTCAATCGTGAATTGTTGGTTGAAATGGTTAATATCAATTCATCTGCCAAGGAATCGGTTGTTGTGGTTGATGTTGACACAACAAAGACCAATTCGGTTAATGTTTAAACTAAAAATCATATAATTGAAGCACCGTATATCTTTGATTTGATATGCGGTTTTTCTATTTATACTATATTATGGCAAAAAAAAGAGACAAAGTACTACTATATTTAGACAAACTCAACAAAAAAAACTTTTTGGTATATGAGGAAAAAGATTTACTTGATCTTAAATTGCCTATAGAGTATGTTGATAACGGTACCAATTTGTATTTGGATACACTAAAAGAAAAGTGGAAAATAATAGAAGTTAAGAGATCTACAAACGAATTGACGTTAAAATTTTCAATGATTTTAAGAAAAAAAGAATGATATGGATGCGTTACAAGAATACTTTGGAGTAGAAGCATTTGATTTTGAGGGAAACAAACGAAAATTAATTGATAATCTTAATTTGTTAAAAGCTATGTCTGTAGAAGAACAGACCTTTTACAAAAAGTGGTTGGAAATACAAACTTGTGAAAGTTTATCCAGTAAGGCTAATACAATTAAAGCTAGAATTTGGACTCCCACTGATATCAATGATGAATCTTTAACTATTAAAGAAATAGAAAGTATAAATCCAACGTTAGTGTATGTTGAAACAAAACAACAAAATGAAGACTGGACGATTCTTCGTATTTTTGGTCATACAATGACATTTGACCAAACTCCTGGTAGATTTATTAAATTTCTTGTAACCGATGGTAATGTTGATAGTCCAAAGTATATTGGTTGTATTAGTGTTTCCAGCGATGTAATTGCTATTACTGATCGTGATAATTATTTGGGGTGGACTACAACTGATAAAATGGATAACAAACGATTGGCACATAGTGCAATTGGTAGTTGTATTATGAGTACCCAACCAATTGGTTATAATTTTCTAGGTGGTAAATTAGTAGCTGCTATGATTACCACATCAACTGTACGTGATCTTTGGAAACAATTATACGATCAAACTCTTGTGGGTATGACAACTACAAGTTTGTATGGTAGTTATAGTATGTATAACAGTTTAAAATGGTGGCACAAATGTGGTAGCAGTGCTGGTAAAATTTCAATTAAACCAGATGATAGTATTTATGAAACTTGGCACAATTGGTTGAAAGACATTGATGTAACTGCTTATGATAAAGCACTCACTCAAAAAGAAGGAGTAAGTGGACCTGTAACTGGAGCCAAATCTCGTATTCTTGGTATGATATTTAGTAAATGTGGTATAAAACAATCCAATTATCAACACGGATATGAACGAGGTGTATATTATAGTTGTTTTTATGAAAATACCAAAGAGTTTTTACAAAGCAAAATAGGTATTGATCAATTGAATATGAAAGACCTCTTTAAACGTGATATGCAAGGGGTAATTGAGTGGTGGCGACCAAAGGCTGTAGATCGATATAAAAAGCTAAAGAGTGAATCAAATTTAAAGAATACAGTACATTTTTATAACCAGATGTTTGGGATGTCTTATCAAGAAGCTAAAGACACATATTTCAAAGAAGTTGGTAGATAGAATTATTATAATATAAATTACTTATTATACATACTATTTATATTTATAAGAGTAATTTATGGCAAATACCCCAATTAATGCAATGACCGCTACATTCGGGTCTGGTGATCAGACTGCGATAAAAATGAATGTAGCGGATTCAGGACCGTCAGATAGTACCAGTAAACTTATTGATTTACAACTTGGGAGTGTCACAAAATTCAAAGTTCTCAAAAGAGGTGAAGTAATTGCTACAAATTTTACGGGTAGTTTTAGTGGTAGTACTTTTGTTAAAAATCAATCAAGTGTTGCTGGCACCAAATATATAATATTTTCTGATGGAAGTGGTCAAAGAACATTGGGATATGATACTTCATTAAATTATGATGCTTCTTCAAACACATTAAATACCAATGGCAGTGTTAATATTGGTGGAGATATAGATAGTACAAATGGTTCGCCACTTTTACTATCAAGTCCAACCACAATAGAGTTTGGTGGTGCTGCTACCACAATTCAAATAGGAACATTTTCCGTTGGTAGTTATACACGATTCAACTCAAGACAGGTCAGAGGTAATTTCACAGGATCATTTACAGGCAGTTTTAGTGGAAGTCAAGGTAATTTTACCAAGTTAAGTGGTAGTAATGCTAAAATAACAGGTAGAGTAATAGCCACATCATTTACTGGTAGTATTAGCGGTAGTAGAGCTAGTTTTAATAAATTTACCGCAAATTCATTTACAGGAAGTATCAGTGGCGCCTTGGCTACTTTTAATAGTATCAGTGGCGCCTTGGCTACATTTAATAAAATAACCGGTAGTAGCGGGTTAATAACTGGTAGATTAGTTGCTACTTCGTTTACTGGAAGTATCAGTGGGGGATATGCTGCTTTTGGAAATATTACTGGTGGATATTCTTCTTTTACAAAAGTAACTGGCAGTAGTGGCAAAATTCAAAATAATTTTATTATAAATGGTACATTAGAATTGAATAATGCTATCACAGGATCAAATTCTATGTTTATAAGTGGGGCTGGTAGTCCTATTGCTGGTTACATAGGAATTTTAATAGGCGGAACAAAATATAAGTTACCATTGTATCCTTGGACTTAAGGCTTGACTTATTATAAATTTGTTGGTAAGATGATAGCAATGAAAAAATCATTGTGCTGTATTTCTCTTCAACTTCAAGAAAAAGGACTCAAAGCTAATACTATGACCAAGACTAGATTCTTGGCATTGGAACGAAAAAATGCTTTATCTACTGTTTCACAGCGTACCTTGAACAATGTAAATGTTGCGGTAAATACCTTTTCTTTTTGTATAAGTAAAGGATGGAATTATCGAATTAGCAGTGATTTATTTCCATTGGCTACTTTACCCGAAGCAAATTTATCGTTTGATGTTCTTCCTGACAAAGACCGTATTTATGCTGAATTCAAACGTGGTGCTGAAATTATTAAAAAGAACAATTTACGATGTAGTACACATCCCGATCAATTTGTTGTGCCTGCAAGTGCTACAAAGACTGTTGTGGAAAAGTCTATTATTGAACTAAAAAACCATGCATCTATTATGGATTTATTTGGTTTGCCACAATCATATGAAGCTCCTATTAATATTCATATGAATTGTTATAAAGGCAATGCCAAAGATATTGCTAAACGTTTTATTGATGTGTACAATAATTTTCCTGTAAATGTAAAGTCTCGATTGGTACTTGAGAATGAAGACAAGCCAAACAGTTGGAAGGTAGAAGAATTGTATGAATTAATTTATTCAAATACTGGCATTCCTATCACTTACGACAATCTTCACTTTCGTTGTAACCCAGGCAAATTGTCTGCTAAAGAGGCAGTTAAATTGGCTACGTCCACTTGGGGAAATCATCGTCCGCTATTTCATTTCAGTGACAACGATCTAACCAACAAGAATCCACGTGCGCACGGTGATTATGTACGCAGTGTTCCAGATGAATATGTTGATCTTGATGTAGATTTTGAATTTGAATTCAAAGCAAAGGACTATGCTCTTGATCGGTTTGAAAAAGAATTCAAAAAATAATTAAAAAGTCATTGACGGTTTGAACATTGGATGGTAAGATAAATTTAAGTTAGTGATGAAACTAACGAAACAAAAAACAAACAAAAAAAGAAAGTAATAAATAATATGTATACACGTACAAATGCTCGTAACAAGACTAACTTCGTAGGCCATAACTCCACCGGCGTTGAGATTTATCTCTCTACCCCAGTCGCGAAGGCCAAGAAGGCTTCACGTTTGACTCTACGTGCTGGTAAGACCCGCGTTGACCTCAATGGTCGTCAGATCAAGGCTCTACGTGATGTCTTGAGCGCTGGTTACACTGCTTAATTGAAATAAATGTTAACTCATATGTGTGCATAGTTATGCATATGAGTTACATATTCAATAATCAAACGATGATGTGGCTACTACTAATAATAGTAGCCATTTTTACTTTTGCAAACTTTTACTTGTTTATCAAGCTGCTTAGACAGTTTGACGATCATCAAATTCTAACGGTAGATGCATTGGAATTAATTAATGTTAAAAACAATAAAATATCAAAAGACATTGAAATTTTGCAAAAGCGTAGTAGAATATTAAATAATGAAAGCAAAGAAAACATCCGAAAACAAAGTTAAAGTTCGTGGTTTATTTGATCATATAAATCATATTCGTGAGGTAAAGAATAAAGATTATTATAAGTCTTTATCCGAGGAAGAAAAGAAATCATTTAACAAGTATATGATAATTAGATTTCTTAGTATGGATGTTGATATTATAGAAGACGTATCATTTGTTTCTAAATATTTTCAAAATATACCAGATGAACAATTTTATCAAGTAATGATCGATTTGGTGCCAAAAGGAAGAAAGTTCTGTAAGTATATTAAAAATAGTACCGAGGGTATCAATGAAACAATATTAGATTGTATTTGTAAGAAATATAAAATTGGAAAACGGGATGCTATAGATTACTATAACATATATACGTCTAATGACACTAACTTAAAAGACTTGTGTGAACTAATACAAGGTTTTGGTTATAGTGAAAAAGAAGTAGAGAAGTTATTTAAATAATATGAAAATTATAGGTGTATCTGGTTTTGCTCGTAGTGGCAAAGATTTGTTTGCCAAAGTTGCTCAAAACGTTTTGGAAAAACGTGGACTGAAAGTTGAAAAGTATGCATTAGCATATGAGTTAAAAAACGATCTAAAAGACCTTATCAAAACTAAGGTGGGAATTGATGTTTTTACAGAAAACACCGAAGAAAAGAATATTATTAGACCATTGTTAGTTGCTTATGGCGATGTAATGAGAAAGGTATCAGAAGGTAAATATTGGACGGGTAAGATTGAACAAAAGATCAAACAGTCTAATGCTGATGTAATTTTTATTACAGATATCAGATATGATGTATATCCCGAGGATGAGTGTACTTGGTTACAAAATAAACAAGACGGTAAATTGGTACACGTTACTAAATTTAAACAAGAACCAATGCCTTCAGGCAGAAGATTCAGTAATAATAAAATTGTTAAGATTTATAATTCCGCCGCAAACGATCACGAAATGTTAAATGATCCAAAGGTAAAGGCTAAAGCTGATTGTGCTTTTGAATGGGAAGATTATAGCGATAAGTTAAACGGATTCTCTTTA